GCCCGTCACGCTCGCCGAGGCCAAGGCCCACCTGCGTGTCGATACGGCCGACGATGACACGTACATCACGGGCCTGGTGCGGGCAGCCCGTGAGTGGGTCGAGCAGTACCTCGACCGCACGCTGGTGAATACCCAGTGGGTCATGCGGTTCGACAAGTTCCCGCCCGATGGCACGCTCGACATTGAGCTTCCCCGCCCGCCGATGGTGGCCAGCGGGACGGCCACGGCGGTGGCCCTGACGTTCACCTTCGAGAACGGCGACACGTCCACGTACAGCACGGCATCCTTCCGAGTGGACCGGGCGAGCACGCCGGGGGCTGTGAAGACGAACTACGGCCAGACGTGGCCGCCGCACCGGCAGGATGACAACGCCATCAGCGTGACGTGGTGGGCTGGCTACGGGGCCAGCGGGACGGACGTGCCCCAGGGCGTGAAGAACGCCATGCTGCTGTACGTGCATGAGCTCTACGAGAAGCGTGGCAACGCCGAACCGCCTGAAGCCGCTAAGGCCCTGCTTGACGCCTACCGCTGGGGCTCCTACCGATGATCGACGCCGGCAAGCTGCGTGAGCGCGTGACGGTGCAGATCGCCAGCGGCAGCACGAACACGATGGGCGAGACCGTGCTGGCGTGGACGAACTCCACGGCCGTCTGGGCCAGCGTCGAAGGCGTCTCGGCTCGGGAGTCGCTGGTCAACGCTCAACAGGAAGTGGCGGTCACGCACCGGGTGCGGCTGCGTTATCTGCCTGGGCTGACGCAGAACATGCGTTTCGCCTGGAGGAGCCGCACGCTGGAGATCGTTAGCCTGCTCGAGCACGGCAACCGCAGCGAGCATGAGGCTATCTGCCAGGAGACGGCATAGTGGCCAACGTGTTTGCCGATGGTGACCCGCTCATCAAGTTTGCCCTAGGCAGGGGCAAGCAGGCGAAGGCGCTCTTTTCGGTGCAGCCGATTGACGAAGTGGTGGCTGCGCTCAAGCGGCTGCCGAAGGACATCAGCACGAAGCACCAAATCCGTGCCTTGCGGAAGGCCGCAAAGCCCGGTATCGCTGCCCTGCAAAGCCAGGTGCTTGCCCTCGGGCGAGTGACCGGCAACCTTCTGGCCAGCGTGTCGAAGGTGGAGCGGAAGTACACGAACAACAAGGCGAACATTCCGGTTTCGCTGGTCGCTGTTGGCTTCCGGCGGCCTACGAACGCAAACAGCCAGAAGATGGCCGAGTCGGCCTTCGGCGGAAGCGTGAAGTACGGCCCCAACCGGGCGTACCACTCGCACCTCATCGAATACGGCACGAAGCCCAGGACGGCCGGGAAGGCCAAGCGGAAGAGCCGCAAGCGTGTGCTGCTCGGCGGCCGGCTCCGCACGATCATCGAGCGAGAGAAGCAGCAGCCGGTCGGCAACGCCCGTGGCGTGCTCTCGTCGTGGAACACCCGCCGAAGCGGCGGCCAGTGGAAGGGGCAGTACCCCATCGACTTCATTGCCAGCGGCACCGTGCGTGGCACGCCACCGCTGCGGCCCCTGGCCAAGGCGTACCGTGTCGCCGAGCCCACGATGCGGTCGATCATCGACACGGAAATGCGAAAGGCCCTGACTAAGGCCATTCAAGAGACCCGCAAGAAATACGGCACCGACTTCGGAGTGTGACCCATGAAATCCCCGGAAATGGTGCTGCGGCGAGCACTCACCACCAGCACGGCATTCACCAGCCGGGCCGGCACCAAGGTCTACCCGCTGGCTGTGCCCGAGAAGGACACGGCCGGAACGAAGGTCAACCTGCCGTGGGTGACCTGGCGGCGGGCCGGCATCCAGCGGGCCCAGACGATTGGCGGGCCGATGGGCATGCCACGGGTCACGGTCGAGTATTCGATCTTCGCCGCCACCTACGAAGACGCCCGAGAGTTGGCCGACACGATGCGGTCCATTCTGGATGGGTACGGGGGCACGTTGGACAATACGACGGTGGATCAGGTGTCGCTGGAAAACGAAGCGGATGACTTCGTTTCGCTTTCCGGCAACGAGATTCCGACCGCGTACCAAATCACCCAAACCTACGACGTTTGGTGGCAGGAGACATAGCACATGGCAGCCACGCCGCATTCCGGTTCCGGCACGACGTTCTCTTTTGCGGGGGCGAGCTACACCGTCACCTCGATCACCTACACGCTCGGCAGCACGGGCGGCGGCACCGACAACATCGACATTTCGCACCTCGGCCAGACGGTAGGGCAGAGCGTGCTGACGATCAGTCGGCCGCTGGTCGGCACGCAGGGCGGCGACACGGGCAAGACGGTCAGCATTGAGTACATCGGTGCAGCGCCTATTGCCCAGAACGCAACAGGCACGCTCGCGATCACGGGCGGACTGACGCTCAGTGTCGCGGCAACCTGCAACAGTTCGTCTGTGACGCTGACCGTCAACGACGCTATCCGTGGCTCTGCCGAGTTCCAGTTGGCTTGATCGCCTGGGAGTTTCCCAATGGCGTTCTATAGCACTGGCGTCACGGTTTCCTGGGGCGGCACGCCGTTCACTGAGGTGACTGACCTCCAGTGGGCCTATGGCGGCGGCCTGCCAAAGGGTCGTGGCACCGGTGACTTCCGGTGGACTGACGAGGCCGGCACGCTCTCAGTGACGTGCCTTGGTGCGGCGAACGTCAGCACGGCCGAGTGGGGCCTGCGTCGCCAGTTGGTCGTGAGCGGCGGCGGCACTTCCTTGACGAGCTATGCAGTATGTGAGTCTGTGGGCGTCGCGTATGAGGTGAACGGCGTGACCCGTTACACCGTGACGTTCAAACTCTTGGACAACTGACATGGCCCTGACTAGAGAACAAATCGACGCCGCATCTGACGCCAAGATCGTGAAGGCACAAGCCTTCGGTGGCGAAGTGTGCATCCGCCTGATGAGCGTTGGCGACCGGGATTCCTACGAGCTCAAGCTGCTCGAAGGCGACGGCAAGGCGATCCCAGACTTTCGCTCGGAACTGCTGAGCCGCTGCATCTGCGATGAGAAGGGCGAACTGCTCTTCCCCGGCGATGACGGCGTGAAGGCCCTGAAGCGACGCAGCAGCGACGAGATGCACGGCCTGTGGCGTGCGGCCCTGAAGCACAACGCACTGACAGAAGAGGAGATCACTCGACTAGCGGGGGAATGAACGCCAGGCCGACCTTGCAATTCAAGTTCGCCCTGGCGTCACACCTCAAGAAAACTGTGGCTGAAATCGACCGGATGGACTCGCGTGAGTTCTCGCAATGGATCGCCTACAGCCGCTGGTTCCGACCGCTCGACAACCCGTGGATACAGACCGGCATGGTGGTGAGTTCGGTGCTCGCCCCATACACGAAAGGCAAGCCGCCCGACGCAACCGACTTCGTTCCGATTGAAAGCAACGCTCCGCAACACCGCTCGCAGATTGAAGAGACCCTCCGCCGCATGGCGGCCGACTTGAAGCAGTGACCTCATGGCCAATCTCGCCCTAGCCTTTAACCTGTCGGCATCTGCCACTGGCATGGCCCAGGGCATCAACGCCGGCGTGGTTGAACTGCAGAAACTCGGGTATTCCGCGAAGCAGACGGCCCGCGACGTTTCGACGCTGAAGACGCTCGAAATCTCGAAGGTGTTCGTCAGTGCCATTCAGTCGGTCGCCAGTTCGTTCACGCAGTTCACCAGTGGGGCGGCAGCTGCGGTTGATCGCACTCGGCAGTTAGCCCAGAACCTCGGCGTGTCATACGGCGAACTGCGACAGCTGCAGGTGGCGGCTGATCTCTCTGGGGCATCCACCGACGATCTGGCCAAGGCATTCACGCGGGCACAGGTGACGATCACCAATGCGGGCCGTGGCAGCAAGGAAGCGGTCGGTGCTCTCGGCCGCCTCGGGTTGTCAGTGAAGGACTTGGCCACACAGACGACTACGCAGCAGTTCTCGGCCATCGCCGGTGCCATCAACGCGATCCAGAATCCAGCCGAGCGGGCTGCCGCTGCTGTGGCCGTCTTCGGGCGATCCGGGGCCGAGTTGCTGCCGACGTTCCGAGAGTTGCCCGAGAACCTCAAGATTGCCGGCGGGTTCCTGGCTGGCTTCCGTGACGGCGTGGAAGGCGTGAACCCTGACGCCATCGACGCCATTGGCGACTCGTTCGGGCTGGCATCGCAGTCGCTGCAGGAATTGGCGGCACGCATCCTCACGCAGTTGGCCCCAGCCCTGACGAGTGGTGCCGACCAGTTCGTGAAGTTCGTGCAGGGCATCGACGTGAGTGCCGCTGCCGAAGCGACACGGCAGGCGTTGCAGACGGTGGCCGACGTGTTCGGTGCACTGGCTGGGATTGCGGCCCCGCTCGCAAGGAACCTGCTACCGGCCATTGGCGGATACCTGGCGTTCATCAACAGGCAGGCGATTGCCGGCGGCATCGCCGGGCTGGCCCAAATCTTTGCGGGTGCTGCACGGGCGGCGTTTGGCTACGCGGCTGCGGCCGGAACCGCTGCCGCTGCTACTGCCACGCTGGGAGCCAGCATCCGCACTACGCTCGTCTCCACCGGCATCGGGGCTCTGGTTGTTGGCCTGGGCCTGCTCGCCGGTGCCGCCCTTGAGTGGGCCGTGGCAAGCAATGCCAGCGGCGGCGACGCACAGGCCGCCATCGACCAAGCCACGGAAGCGGCCAAGAAACTACAGCGAGAACTGAAGGGGGCGGCCACGGTCAGCATTGACCTCGGTGCCCAAGTCTCCAAAGCCCTCAAGGTTCCGGAAGAAATCAGCATCCGTGAGTTCGCCCAGGGCGGAATCGACGCGGCCCGCTCTGCCATCGTCTCGCTTGCCGGCGAACTTGGCGGCCTGGACGAAGTGCCCGCCGGCCTGGTGAAGCAGTTCACCGAACTACAGGGCCTGGTGCGGTTCGTGAACCGTGAACACCAGAACGAGGCCCAGTGGCTCGGCCTGATTGACGACCGGGCTCGAGCACTTCAAGAGCAGATCAAGAAGCTGACCGCTTCGAGGCAGGCCGACGCCGACGCTGCGAAGGCTCAATCGGAAGCCGCCAAGCGTGCGGCCGAAGAGTCTCGGAAGCGTGTTGGCGAATTGGCATCGCAGGGGCTGACGCCGGCCGAACAGAACCGGGTGAAGCTCAACCAAGACCTCATCGACATCGGCCGCGAGCGGGCTGCCGCCGAGGCGGCACTTGGCGAGGCGATGAAGGCCAGAGACGGCCAAGCGATTGCGGCTGCCAAGGAGCGGCTGCGGCTCGCTGGCGAGGCCGTGAAGGTTGCCAGGAACCAAGACCGTGACCGGCAGCTGCAGGCTCTCGGCATTGATGACAACCTGCTGAAGCCGGCGAAGTCGATTGCCCAGGAGTTCTTGAACGTCCGCAAGGCATTCGATCAAAAGCTGATCGACGGCAATGAGGCTGGTATCGCCCTTCGCAACCTCGCCGCCGAAGGCATTCAGATCCGCCAGGAGATCAACGCCGAACTGGCCCGCCCGGCTCAGCGTGCCCTGCAGGTGTCTGACGTTCGCACGTCGGAAGGGTTCGCACAGTTCCTCAACACTGGGCGGCCTGACCCCGCCATTGAGCAGCGACGAGAGCAGTTGCAGAAGCTTGAGCAGATCAAGCAGGCGCTGATTGCCGCCGGTGCCCGGCCCGTTGACATCCTGGGGGCTGGCTAATGGCCGTCATCAACTACCGAGAAGTTCTGCCTCGCACGTTCTCGCACCGCTTTGGCGAGTCGCCCACGGCACAGATCAAAGTCGTGGCCACGCTCGACGGGCCGACGAACACCCAGGACGTGCTCAACGCCATCGGCATCTTTCACGGGGCCGTACACCCCGAGTATGCCTACCTACTCTGCACCAACGGCGACCTGAACGAGACAGACCGCTGGCACTCGGAAGTCACGTACACGTACGAGGTGCCGCAGGAAGGCACGGAAGATCACGAAGTAAGCCCGCTGGCTCGCCCTGACGTGTGGTCATTCTCGACGGGCGGGGCTCAGGTGCCAGCCCTCTTCTATTACGCCGGCAACCAAGTGGCCCCGCTCGTCAACTCTGCTGGCGATTTCTTCGAGAACATCACCAGGCCCGAGAGCGAACTGCGGGTAACAATCTCTGGCAACCGTTCGACGTTCAACTACGCCTTGGCTGCCAGCGTCACCAACACGCTGAACAACGCCACCTATCTCGGCGGTGCCCCGTATACGTGGCTCTGTGCTGGCATTCAGGGCCAGCAGCAGATGGAAGTCGTGAACGGGGCGCAGGTCAAGTATTACTCTTTCGTCACTGAACTGATCTACCGAGAATCGACGCACCTGCTGTTTCTGCCAGACATCGGGTTCAACTACCTGGCGGCAAGCAAAGACAGCGACGACCCCGTGGCTGCCGGCGAAGGCGTAGACGCAGGTGATCCTGCGGTCGAAGGCAAGGCCGCACAGGCAGGCGTGCAACTCATCACCGGGCGAACGGCTCGACAAGCGGCCGGAGTCAAGAAGCGTGCGTGGGTGCTCGACGCCGAGACCGGAGAAAAGATTCCTTCATCGAACCCGGTAGCCCTCAACACCAATGGTTCAATGAAGGCCGCAGGGGCATCGCCAAACCTTTTGGTGCGGCGTGTGCAGCGGGTCGTGAACTTCTCGCAATTCTTCGGAACCCCGAGCTTCTGACATGGGTGCCACCAGGCCAGACGGCTCATCGGCTTCGCCGCAGCGTGTGGTCTTTACCCGCAACGCTGCGGATCGCATTGCCGATGCCGTGCTCGAAGTAGAGCGTGGCGATAGGGACTCCAAGGGCCTGGCGTGGTATCCACGCATGAACGGCAGGGGTGGCGGCAAGACCGTCCGCATCTGCACCTTCACCGGCTCCTGGTCCATCGGCTCTGCGAAGACGGTGACGTTCAAGAACCAGACGACCACGCCGAACACGGTGAGTGCCACAAATCTGTTCTGGCCGATCCCAGACGGCCCGCAGCGTGACTGCTCAATCGCCAGGGATGGCACAGCGTGGTATCTGCTGGTGCCGCAGATGTACGCCGCCAACGCGGCAACGGCTGCTACGCTCACGA